CTTGTATTCATCAGAAATACCGCGATACTTAGTTGCCATTGCAGTTCCAGAGAAAAGGTTCATTGCAGTTTTAAAAATCTGACAATATCCTTCTCTATCAAACAATGCATCTTCCCAACCTGCAGGCGCTGTAGAACCTTCAGCCCAGCCTGAGCCAATTACTTGACCTCTAGCACCAACTAAGATATCTTCAGTAGCTGTCATATCTTTACCAACAACAAATATATCTGTTGCGTCGATACTAGTTTGAGCAGCTTCTGCTTGAATATTACCTGCTGCAACTGCAGCTGATGATTGAGTAGCCGCTTCAGCTATTCGTACCATTACCACACCTGGAGTTCCAGCATCGTCTGTTTCGATTGCTAATACTTGACCACCTGTAATGAATGGACAAGGTTGATTTGCTGCTATACTACCATTATTGTCATAACCACATTCAATAACTAAGTCATTAGAGCCACCAAATGTAACTCCAGCGCCTTTATTTAAATTACTAAGTGCAGTTTTAACAGTAAAGTTACGTCTTTGCCACTGGTGGCGTTGTTCTAAAAACTTAAAAACAGGGTCATCAGTCGATTTCTTAGCTACTTTTGAAAGGTAAACGAAGAAAGGAGACTGTTGAGGTGCCAGTTCTGATACACGTTCACCGAAATTAAATATTCGGCGGTTGTTATCAATACTGACGCCTGCTACCGCAGCACCAGATGAGCGAGTATAAACGTTTGCCATTTATATTCTCCTTAAGATTTTTCCCTTAGGTCCAAGGATTCTTAGACTTATGGGAGTTAATTAATTCATCCATAATCGTGTTTTCATCACTTTGCTGAGTCTGGTTGCCCTGAGCTGGCATTACACCCATAGGAGATGGAATTTGTTGGGCATTTTTAGCCTGTTGAAATTCCGGACTAGGTCCTGTAGGTACACCTTGCTGTTGAGCTCCCGCTTGATTCATGCGAAATAATTGAACAAGATTATCCATTGAAATAGATTCTGGATTGGACATTGTACGAATAAATTCATTAGTTTCCGCTGGAGTTAGGCCATAATGCCCTTGAACGTGTTCAGAAATCTGGCTTATTTGGCGTCCCTGTTCAATCTTGTTCTGCCTGCGCTGTTCCTGTTCACTAAGATAAGAAGTTTGATTATCAAGCTTCTCTTGCATAAGTGCTAACTCATATTGGTGTTTTAACTCATTATATTGAGCAATATCTTCATCCCACGATTCTTTTTCATCAAGAAACTTGGCACTCTCACTAGACGGGTCAGACCACGCCTCTTCTCGAGAGAACCGAGCTGGTTTTTTAGGGGCCATTGGAGGCGGCGGAAATTCTTGTACAGTTTCAGCTGGCGCTTCAGGAGCCTGAGTAGCTGGAGCAGCTTTAGTTGTTTCCAACTCCTGCTTTAACGCTTGTAACTCATTCTCTCTTTTGGCTGCTTGTGATTGCCAATATTGGTAACGACGTTCATCGTTTCTAGCATCCTGTCCTGGTATTTCCTGTTCTGGAGGAGCTTGCTCAGTTTGAGGAGCTTCTTCAGTTTTTTGTTCCGCTGGTTTAAAAAACGCGTCTTCAACGGGTAGATTATTATTATCAGAGCCTTCAGGTGTACCAAATTGATTTAAAGCCTCTGTATCAAAGGCATTAACCTGCTGTTGAGCTTCGGTTACTTGAGGGGTATCTGTTCTATTTTCTTCCATTCGTTTACTTCCTTATTTTTGACTGCCCTTTTGTCCGGAAGGGGTTGAGTCGGGTTTAGTTGCTATAGCGATGTCACGCTTAAGCAGAGACATTTCGTCGCCAAGACGTTTCTCAAACAGAGTAGATGCGGCTTTCGCTTTATTAGAAGTGCTATCTAGTTCTGTTTTAAACTTCTCAACTTCGACTTTCTTACGCAGATTAACTGCTTCCCTATCTCGAGTCTGGAGGTCGCCCTTCAACGACTTAATTTGCTCTTGAGCTCCTTGAAGCTGTTGTTGCAACTGACCAATGATATCGGTACGTTGCATAACGCCTTCCATATCGAAAACTTCTGTTTTCTTAAGTACTTCCTGTCTATCAATAATACCATTCTTGTACGCGTCCATGTAAAACTCAAGCTCAGCATAACGATTTGAAGGCAATGTAGACCCAGCTACATAAACTACATCATACTTGCCAACTGTAATGTTATTGACTACTTGTATTTCACCAGACTTATCATCAACAAGCTGTTTATTGACCACATATTCACTAAGTGAATTATTAGGTTGTACCACTCTAAAAATTTTTCTTGTTGTATAAAGCTGTTGCATTAAAGGTATGGCCACCTGCGCTACTCTTGTAAGACCAGCTTCAATATCTGCAAGTTTAGACTTTATCTTTCTTTGACCAAATTCATCAAGAGATATAGTCGCTTTATACGTTTGAGGGGCAGCTTGTGTGTTGCCCATCATCATCTCATATAAACCAAGTTGATGGTCTATATCAGACTTAGCTGTTGTTTCATTATGATAAAGTTCATTAGGTAGTGGACTTGGCTGAACAGGCATAGGCGCACCATCAGTGGGGTCATATGATATAGCCACACCAGGTTGAGACCATTTCTCTTCAAACTCTTTCATATCTACACTACCTTCTGGAACTAATATCTTGACATTTGTTGATGTCGTTGCATGTGCAATAATCAAAGAACGTGTTTTATTAATATATTCCTGCATACCCTTAACCATTCTAACATCTGATGTTGGATATGGCGTTCTAGTATGGATATTCATAAAAGGAACAATTGGATAATGCTCAGTAGGAAGTATACGAGAATAAAGATATTTATCTCCCATCATTACACACATTTTTACCCTTTTAACAGACACTTCTACAACCTCAAGAAATCCTCTTTCAGCAAGTTGCCCAAAAGAAACCTCTTCTATATCAAGCTTTGGCATTGGTTGATTTAGCACAACATTAGGGTCCTTACCTTGAGCTGTAGCTTCCATTGCCTGTCTTGCACGCTCTTCTTGTATCTGCATTTCCATTTGTTGCTTAATTGCATCTACTTGAGCTTTATCAGTCATAACCTTTTGGCCATTTAAAAGCCAGGCAGGTTGCTGCATATACATTTCAAACTTCTCTGCATCTAAAAGGTCTTCCTTGTCAGAAAAGAGCTCATATACACGATATCTACTAACCATTGTTTTAAAATAGCGCTCGTAGCCCCGAATATACTCTTGGTCTGTCACCTCCTTCACATCTTCAGGGAATGTAGCTGCAAAATCCGCGCTTGAACGTCCAGTTACTACCTCATCCCATCTTTGGTCACTACTTGCATTCCGTATAGCCTTCTCGTACATTGGATACATTTTTACAGCTTGTTCTTTGGTAAACATCCGGGAGACAATAATGTTTTCCGCATCATCTAAGAACTTGCTACGAGCATTAGGGTCAACATAAACATCCATAGGGTCAACATCATGAATACATACTTCTCCCTTACCCATATCCATCATTGGGTCTTGATAAACATTTACATAGCCTACGCCCATAGTATAATAATCATCAACAACCTGTCTTACAACAGAATTACCTCCTGAAATATCATACATATAAGTAAGAAGAGCAGATAATACATTTGCCACTTTATTGTCTGAATCCTCGCGAGGAGCAACTCTAAAAGAAGGTCTATTTGAGGTAAGCATAGCTTTAGCTGCTTCAACAGCTGGATGGATACGATTTACTACAATCGGTGCCTGTCCACGCGCTAAAAGGATATCTTCTTGTTCTTTAGTCCATTGACGACCTAAACGAAACTCTTTATCTTCCTTAGCATGTTTAGCCCAAGTATCTCTCTCCTTGGAGTAAACATCAAAAAGATGTCTAGTCTCATCTATAAATTCTTGAGAATCTTGCGAAGAGTCTGAATCTGGGCGGTTTGGCATAGTCATAATTTACGACTTATAAGGTCATCCAATCAAGGATTTTCTTTGTTATTGTTTCATTTTCTGTATTAGCTATCCATTCTTTACGTCTACAAGGCTTAGCTCCTTCTAAAGCTGTCCACATAGCATCCATGATATCGTCATGTTTGCCTTTTGGATAAGCCATGAACTCTTTTTGAGGCTCTAGGTCTTGAGGGCGCCAGTAGAACTGACCTTTAGCGAACATAGGAACCAAGGAGAGTAACCTTTCGCTCTTACGCGTTCTAGGCTTAACACCTTTCTCAAGACCTGGTATATATAAGTCGTCATTCCTCATAATTTCCCTAACGGCTGTCCTTAGAGCCTCTTGGTAGCCAACTGTTTCTATCTTAATTCTTCTAGGCCTATACTTCTTATACATATCAATTATTTTCTGAGGCTGTTGCTCTGGAGATATTCTATCTCTAAATATATCTATAGCATAATGATTTCCTTCTGCATCTACACCTATCATAGCTATTACAAAGTAATCAGCCCTCATTGACAAGCTTGATGCAGGGTCTACGCCTCCATAGACCTCAACTGGAATAATTGTCTCTTCATCCCCTACAGTTCTAACCATACAGCCTTGACCATCCTTAATTTCATAGTCATAGTGATGTAATTTCATCCATTCAGGCTTAAAAGGGGCACTATCAGGAGATTGAGCGATATTCATGTATTCCTGATAGAACCCATTGATATTTCCTACAGAACGGTATTCCTCTTCAATCTGAGTAATACGTTCCTGTGGAAACCTTTCAGGCCAGATTGGACTACCATCCTCATCAGTTATCGCATACCAAAGCACATTCCAAGCGGAGCTCTCTTTAACCCAATAAAGAAAGCAATCCTCTGATATTACTGTTCCTATCATAACGATTTTTCCTTCGTCAGATAAGGAAGGTATTACAGCTTCTGTCATCCATCTACGATTTTTAACACGAGCTTCAATAGTAAAAGCATTAAGCTCAGATTCAAAATCATCGACGATAATCAAATTAGGTCTAGTATCTCCTTCGATAAAACCACGAACACGCTGTCCTGTTCCAACGGCGACAATTCTCGTACCATTACCTAGTACTATGTCAGTGTTGGTCCAACGTTTCGCAGCTCCCGCTCCTAAATCTCCAAATAATTCCCGATATTTCTCAGAATGATTAAGATGAAACTTGATTCTTGATAAGAAGTTGATTGATTGCGCTTGGGATTCAGAAATGATGACTATAAATAAGTCTTCATCACTCCGCTTGAATGCAGCTTTCCAGAGCGGATATATTAAACTTGTAGTTGTTGACTTGGCAGTACCTCTAGGAGCAGCAATGGCGGCCCTGGAAACAGTAGGGTCAGCCAAGTTTCTATAGATGTCATGATGGAATGGAGGTATTTCTTTGCGAAGAGCAGTAGGAAAGCAAATACGGCCAAATAAGGCCATATTCTTATATAATTTCTCATATACCTTTTTTCTTTCGTATTGTTCTTCATAATCCATTTATTTCTTCTTTTTTCCCCATGAAAAAGGATTTAAGTTCAGCTCCTTCTCATACCAGTCTAATTGCTGTTGTATCTGCTGAACATGCTGTTCTTCTGCCTGTTTTCTCTCCTCCTCATGTAATTCTATCTCCTCTAGAGCCAGAACCATATTACGTTCTAATGCTTGTATTCTAGTCTCTAATTGCCACCAGCCATATACAATCATGGCTACAAGTACTAGTAATTGAAGAAGCCACTTGATATTTATCGTAAGATTCATCGAATCTCCTATCACGCTCCCACGATAACTACGAGCTCCCTCCTTATCTGAGGCCACTACCACCTCTCTTGCGTCCACGTTGACCTTTACCACGCTTACGTCCAGCTTCTATTTTAACTGGGTCAGGGGTAATAGCAGTCATTTCTCCGGCGTTTAACATTGTGGCAAGTATAACTATCTTTATCATATCCCGTATTTCTCCAATTTTTCCATTAAAGCCTTAATTGTACTCTCTAATTCATCTATCTTTCTTTGCCAGGCTACTGGAGGGTGAGAGTCTTCCTCTAGCGCTTCAATACGGTCCTTAAGCTCATTCAGGCTTGTCATCTTCCTCTTTAGGCTCTGTAGTAGTTCTAGTAGCTATAAGATGCTGTTCTTCTTCTACAAGTTCATCAATAAGCCTAGATGCACTACCAACCTCTAGTTTATCTACAGTTTTAACCATATCCTTGTCTTTCATGCCATGTAGGTCCTGCAGATTCTCTACAACGCGCATAAGATTAGATACATCCTTCTTTTCTTTGGCAAGCTTGATAGTGTCTTTCATAAGCTCAAAGGTATAATCCTCTGTAAGCTCGTGGTCTTGCAATAGTTTTTGCCTTTCCTCTCTTACCATAGTTTTAAAAACCTCCGATTTCATATTACGTTTCCATCTGCGTCTTTCACCAGTTGTAACTGCGCCTAATGCCCATTCAATGGCAAGGTCATAATCTGGTTTTAGCGCAAACATGCTGGCAAGATTCTTCATTTTATCCTGTCCAGACTGTACTTCTATGTAGCTTTTCCCTGAAAAAGTTGTATTAGTTTTCCTACCCCTGACGTTAAGCCGTTTTGACGGATACTTAGGACTAAAAAACGTATAGCCCCAAGGAAAGCGAAGATAGATGTTAGTATTATTACGATTACCTGGATACTCACGGCGACTAATAACTTTAGCCACGAAGTCATCATCTGAAACAGCGTAGTCACCTGCGTCCGCATCTTTCCAGTACTTATACTTGATGTTATTTTCCTCAGCTTCCTTAGCCCGATAAATAGTATAAGTAGTAGCCTCCTTATCACCTTTATGCTTGATATTGATGGTATACATGCATTAGTTCTTCCGATAGGGAGAGAATCTGCTACCCTTCTGTGAACGTAATACCTCTGTAACTGGGTCAAATACTGCTCTTTCATCCGGACCAATTCCCCATTTCTTCATAGCCTTTTCCCAAGCACTTCTTGCTACCCCAACTTCAGTCTCAGCATCTATACGACCCAATACTTCCTTATCAAATGCAGGCATTTTATCATGTCTAAGAATCTTATCCCTAGGACCTCCTGAACCACCTTTATTAAATAATTGCTGTAGATACTTTTGTAAAGACCTAGCAGTTGCTCCACCACCAGTAATAGCAGCCTTAGATATTCTGCCTACAGCAGCACCAGGAAAAGCACTATCCATAGCCACATCAAGTAACGCTTGCTGTCCTTCTTGAGACTGAATATAGGGAGTAGGACCTATGCCACCATGCATCGCAATATCCTTTTCCAACTTATCCTGCCTATTTCCGGCAAGTATACCATCTATGTTATCATGAGCTACCCCAGTAGCGTCAGGTTCTGCATAATTATACTTCAAAAGGCCTTGTATAGAAGGGTCATTACGTAAATCAGCTAATTCTTCATCCTCTCCAATATATTCTATTGAATCTGGATAACCCTGATTCTTATGCCATGCTTCCTTATCTGCATTAGCTAAAAACTGACTGATATCAGGGTCATTTGAACCAGATGTAGGTGGGCCAAATAATAATTCTTGTATACTTGCCATTATATTGCTACTCCTGGATAATAATGCATTGATGAGTTAAAAGACTTGATTCTTTCTTCCGCTTGAGAGTCAGGCCCTGCCCAATGATACTTTGCCCACCAAAGGGCCAAATTCTTCATCTCAAGGCCTCTAAAGCTTGCCTTGGGGTGATACCTCACATTACCTAAAAACATCATGTCTTGGGCTGATT